ATCATCAAATATAATATTAAACTTTGATGGCCAGTCACCACCCATATAATCACCAGCTGGGTGATTTTTTAAATTTGGTAAGTTATTAAAACCTTTTTCGTAATTTGTACTCATTATCTCTCCTGTACGATAGTTAAATAATCTACTGTCAACTTGCTTATAGCTGCGGTACTATTTCTAATCATCATAGTAGGCATCAAATTTACACCATCAGGCCATGTAGCAGGATTTACAGTATCTGTTCCTGGTGTGAACGGTAAATCAGAACCACCTACACTTGCACTACAACCAGTCCAACCTCTAGCCGAATCTCTAAAGTAAACGGGTTTGTGAAGATAGGTTTGATTTGTATTAATTTGACCAGCTGGTAGAGCAGCACTTACATTTCCTAAAAAAGTATCGTTGTTTTTTGGGCTTGGTATACTTCTACCAACATTTCTGTTGGGATCGTAGACAAAAATCATTTCAATAAACTCATCATTTGTGATGTCACCAGCTGTTGGTAAAAAGCCTGAAGTAGTAGTACCAAATACACAATTAAGAGGTAAACCAGTCCCTGTGCCCATAAAAGCAAACATAGCTGGTTCAGAACCTGTAAATAGTGGATCTATACCTAGTCCTTGTATAGTACCACCCTGACTTAATAAACCGTTGAAATCAGTTTTTCTTCTCATCAGACCAACATGTAAAGCACATGTTTGCCAATTGTCACACTTAAATCTCATAGCCATATAAGTTTTCTTTTTTGGATCCATTGTGTAACTACCAACTGCTTGAGATGCGTTACCTTTGTATTGCAATAAAACTCTATCGTTATTTGCATTATCTGTAGCTATTTCTAGTAAGCCACCTGATCCGTTTATGACACCAACTGAGTGATCGCCTGACCCAGCTTCTACTACTGTTTTTTCCCAATGACCTGCTACGTAGTTGTTAAAATCGTCATGCCAAACAATATATTTGCTTTTATCTAAGACACCAATTTTAGAAAAAGGATGATCTTTTTTTACGAAATTAGAAATACCATTAGGAAAACTTACACTTGCATTTCCAGTTATCTTTTTATTGACTTCACCAACTGCTGAAGTTTTACCGAATATTACGTTTCCATCATTACTAGCCATTATACTTCTACCTCATCTAAAACTACTTCTTCACCAACAGCCACAGCGGCCATAGCAGCATCTGCTAATTTCTTTTTACCTGCTGTTGTATTTGCATATTGTGTTTCTACACCTTCTATTGTTAATGTTAATTTCTTAGCCATTATTTTACCTCCAAACAAATATTTGGAAAATCATGATTTTGAGCCTGCATCCAATCAGACAAATCTTTCATACTACTAAACTCCATAGAGCCACCACGCCATCTTATTACATATGTCATACTCGATTCCTCCTTCTCATACCGCATCTAAAGTAATCTACCTTCATACTATTAGCAGACGCTTCTTTTGTTCTTACTCCTAATGTTGGTACTAACACTCCTTTTGGATATGCCCAAGTTTCAACAGCATTTGTTGTTTTTTGTCCTGTCAATCTATCATCAAAAGCAGCTCTTTGAATGAGAACACCTTGATATGTCCAAGAAATTAGTTGTGATTTACTGTCATAAGATACACCTAAAGTACAAAACTCTCCATCTGAAGGAAAAGGCACTTGATTTACTACAGACGTACCAGAAATGCCTTGACCAGTACCATTCCAAGTAGCCATTCTGTTGCCTTCAGATCCTGGTGATGTTTCTTGTGTTCCGTATCTAACATAAAAATCAGAAGGAAAAAAACCACCTACATTTGTAAATTGATGTCCGATACTGTCTTGGAATCTAAAATTATCGAATATTTCATCATCAGCTTTACCACACAATCCGATAAATGCGTGCATTTTGCTAGCATCATAATGATCAAGAGCTATTCTAGCTTCGTAAAAAAAATCGTGATCTAAATCAAACTCGAAAGCACTATTAATAGCAGAGTTTGTACCAAGCTGTATTAGAATACCGTCATTTGCAGCATTGTCAGTAGTCATTTGTATGACACCGCCATTACCATCTATGTTCGTTACGCTATTTGCTCCTGAACCTGCAGCGGTTTCTGTTACTTTCCACTCACCTGAATTGTATGTAAAAAAATCGTCGAAGTATTCTGTAGTAGGACCAGGGTGTATTAAACCCATAAGATTTGACCCTTTTAGTTTATCTACGTTAGAAACGTTGTTCTTAAAATTAACACTCATAAATTACAGTCCTCCTTGGACCAGCATTTATTTGCTAAATGCCATAATTTATTTGAGTGTAACTCTGTTTAGATAATTAAGCAATAAAAAAGGGAGCCCGAAAGCTCCCTTGAGTGGTACAAGGTTTAATTATGCACCTTGTGAAGCATCGACACATCTCCAGTTTGAGAATCCAAATGAATATCTCTCTCTAGCTTTGTATCTTAGATTTCCTGTATCAAAATCACCTTCTAGTGATGTTGCCATAGGTGATCTAACAAAATGCTTAAAGCCGTCTGGACAGTCTGACTTAACGAAGAAAGCATCTGGGTCTGTTAGATAGTGGTTAACCACATACCCTTCAGGGAACATTCCCATATTTTTCATAGCGTTAAGGTCATTGTTAGCTGTACCAGATTGACCTGGGGAATTAAGAATTCTATCTGCCACAAATTGTAATTGTGGTGGAATGATAAGCTTAGTTCCTTGTAAAGCAATTGCTAATCCTCTATCGTCAACCTGAGTTGAGATTCTGATAAGCGTATCTTCAAGTGAAGTTTCATTCAAGTCAGCAAAAACTGCTGCTCTGTTAGCTCCAACACCACCACCAACTAATGGGTGATCAGATGCAACTAAAGGTTTTCCGTCACCTCCAGGTGCAGCTGCTGAGAAAGCATTGTTTAGGATGTTTGCAGCTTTGATCTGCTTGGTATTAGCCATACTTCTAGCTAATGCTTTAGTATATCTAGAACCAAGTCTGTCATACAAATTATCCTCTACTGCTTCTTCAGTAAGTGCGAATGCTAACGCAACTGTTTCATGCTCATACCTTGCGGTAAAGCCTTCACTTGCGTTGTCATAAGATATACCAGCACCTTCTGCTTTATCAGGGGCGTTACCAAATCCAACAATTTGTACTTCTTCTTCGAATGCTCGGTCAGATGACTCTTGATCAAAGATTTCAGCGTGCTCATTGTCGTATCTAGCATACTCCATACCAAATAAAGCGTTTAAGCCTGGCTCTAATTCTTTTGCTAATTGCGATCTATTAATTGCCATTATTTACTCCTATTATTAGACACCAGCTGTTGTGCTGTATGCATGCTCATTGATTTTTACTAACAGTTTGACGTTTGCACCAAAATCATTATCAGGTTCGTTTACCTTACTGATAATTCTGAATTGTGCAGTACCAGCCCCTGATGAACCAGCTATCTCAGCCTTAGATTGGCCAGATACTGTATCACCAGCTGTATAAGCTAAATCAACGTTTGCGCCCACATCGGTTAATGCGAGTGAGCCTGAACTTTGAACTTCGTAAAGGTTTTCTGGATTGTCCTCTACTAAAGCGATAATTGTGGATGTAGATGTTTGACCGTTTGGAAAGTGTGCTTTGTAAGTAATACTTCCATCTGTGTCAACGAATTTACAACCACGGAAGATCCCTAGTATCTTGACGGTAGTAGCTGAATTAACGACGCTAATGGTACCGCCTGTCAACATTTGAACAGGATCTCCAGAGAAAATTGAACCTGCTTGTCCACTTGCGATTTGATATTCAGTACAACCATTATTTTGTGGTGCACTTCCTAACTTACCAACAAGTTTAAAGCCATTAGGTTTATCTGGGTTTGCCATAATATTTTTTCCTTATATATTATTTTCGTTTACCGCCCCCGAATGTTACTGAAGAAGTTCTCCTCGGAGACATAATTGGAGAACGAGCATCAGATTCCTTCAATAGATCATTATCGATAGCTTCCTGCATAGTTCTGCTTCTGCTTTGATAATAAGAGTTACGTTCTTCTCTTGTCTCTAGTGGAATCTTAGCTAATAATAAGCCCCCTACACCAATTACTCCTGCGTGCTTACCATCCATGATGCTAGGAAGTTCAAAATCTGTGACCTCTTCAGCTCGAACAAGTTCGAAACCTTCACGAAGTCTAGACATTACATTCTTCCTATCTTCTTGGTTTAAAGTCTCTGCCCTTATCCACCTGTAGACATAGCCTTCAGGGGCGGGTGGAGTATCCAATGTGCTCGGTGGAGCCCAAGGTTTGCGTGCTACGTCTTTAGCACGAGTATCAGCAGAACGGGTCGTTCTGTCATTTTCTGGTTTTAAAAACCTACCCTTATCGTCTCTATTCATAATTATTACCTTTTTACAAATTTTGCGTACTCATTAAGAGGTACGTTCAACTTCTTAGCCATTTGAACCTCTGACGGTGAAAGTTTAACTTTACGTTTACCCCCAGCCGCCTGGGTATTTCTGGCTGCAGAAGCCACTCTCTGTTGAGGTTTTTGCGTTTCTGCAACTGGTTCTTCTACCTTTTCAAACTTGGCAGGAAAACTCTTCCTCAACCTTTGATCAACTTCAGTATAATACTCATCGCTGCTAGGATCAAATCCTTCATCAACAAGTTCTTCGTGTATACCAAAAGTTGCCATAGTCATTACACGATCTTCGCCAAACCAAACATTGTTATCTGCCCAAGCCTGTGCTTTTGGATCTGGTTGTGCAGGCTTTTGTTCAGGTTGCACGACAGGTGTTTCTTGTGCATCTGTATTTTGCGTAAAATTAATTTTTGAATTTTTAACAGATGATTCTTCGACTGCTATTCTAGCTAGTATGTCTTGTGCTTTAACAGCCTTATCATGATCTTGTGTTTCCAAAGCATTTTTCAAAGCTGCTTGAGCTTGCACTCTTTGAGATTGTAATCTCTGTTCTGCCTCACCTAAAAAACTTTGACTGCTATGTGCTACTCTTTGCTTTAAATCCTTATTTTCAGTTTTTAAAGTGTTAGCCATATTATATGCTGACTCACTTGCACGTTCTGCTTCTCTTAATTTACGTGTAAGTGAATTAATTCTCTTCTGTACTTTATCAGAATAGCCTGCTAACTCCTCTTCTTCAGTTGGCGCAGCTTCTTGAACAGGCTCTTCAACTTGCTCAGGTTCTGGTTCTTGTACAGCTTCTTGAGGCTCAGGAGTAGGTTCTTCTAACTCTACTATTTGGCCTTCTTCTATATTTTCGTTTTCGTTTTTAACTTCTTCTGACATAAGTTCTCCTTATACTGCAATAATATCGGTTGGATCATGTATGGTTGCTATCACTTCATCATCGTTGATAATTCTGCATTCTGCATCGTCACCAAGTTTAAATCTTGCTCCTGCGTAACGGCCAATCAATACCCATTGTTTTTCTTCGCACCAAGCTTCGTTACCAAACTTAGCATCTTTATAACATAGAGGTCCCATTTTCACTACGTATGCACAAACAGTTGATAATCTT